ATACGGCGTACTCACCGATGCCAACGCTGTAGGTCGTTATGTCTCCCTCGCGGTTGAAGGTGTCAACGCGACTCTCGATGGTCACAGTCTGAGCGCCCACGTTGTCGTTACGGACAAGGATGATCTCCTTGCCGGTGTGTGGAAAACGCGCCCCGTCCGCAAAGTCGGCTCCTGCCGCCGTCCACGTGAAGTCTGCGGCATTAGCGGTCAGAGGTGTGGCCGGATACTTTGCTATCACAGTCTGAGGTGTCAGGTCAAGAACTGCCATGTTTATATCTCCTTTCTCTTGCGCCTCTTCTTAGGCGCTGGTGCTGGTACAGGTTCCGATGGTTCCGATGGTGCTGGTGGTTCCGATGGTGCTACTATTACGTGTCCGCTGTCATCGATTGCCAGCGTCACGGGTCTCGAGTCTTTAGGCTCTGGCGGCTTGATGAAGTGCGCCCTATAGTGCTCCAGCGCCTGCTCTTTATCCAAGCAATCGAAGGCACACAATGTGCACTTGTACGTTGTCATATCGCGCCAGGTTCCTAGTGTATATTCTCCGCTCATGGTTCTATCCCTTCAAATACAGTATCCACGGCCACCTGATAGATCCCCGTTGCCGGATCGCTTAGGTCGATGACGTTCTCGACGAAAGCCGCGCCGCCCATAGCAGCGTGCCACGCCTCAGAGGCCAGGTTCACTTGAGTCGCCAGAGCCTCGGCTCCAGCATAGGTCCCCGCCCAGCATGTGATCTGCATACGCGGTCTATACGATGCCCCAGGATCATGACTGTACTCCGGCGCATCGCTCACGCGCTGATAAGTCAGCGCCGGTAGCGTCGGCTCCTGTGGCAGCTTCACCGGATAGCAGCGTGTCCCTATCAGTGCCGCCAGTCCAGGGAAGGTCGTCAGGTAGCTATAGAGCGTCTCTGCAAACATCACGTCACCGCCTTTTCTAGTAGGTCTGCCAGCGCCTCACCTACCTCGCGTATGGCCGCGTCCTTGTTGTTGTCGAAGGCCGGTCGCAGATATGGCCGGGCCGGTTGGTGAAACGTCCGGCCTAGTGAGTCAGGCCCGACGTAACCGTACTCAAGCCGCGCCGCGTATGGTACATCCGTGCCGATGAGCACCTCCATACCGTCACCTTGCTCCGTGTGTATCGAGCGCCTCAGCGTACCTGTCCTGTAGGGTGCGGTGCGTTTAGCGTCGTTCTCGATGAGCTTCGCCCCAGACGTGAGCGCACGAACTACTACTCGCTCTGCTAGTGCGTCGCTCAGCTTGGCGAGCTTAGCGTAAAACTCATCCAGGTTGACGATCTCTATACGTACCGGTGAGTCTGCCATTATGTTACCACCTGTGCCTGTAGCCGCGTTGTGAATCCGTTACCGTCATGCTCGATGCTCAGGATGTCATAGTTGACGCCGCTTATCACGGCTCGCATAGCAACGGTTATGGTAGAGTAGTAGCCCGCGAGATTGATGACGTGTGACGCAACTCCATACGTCTGGTCAGGCAGTTTCATCTCCCGTCCGCCCGCCGGACTGACACGACATGGTATATCTGTCAGGAAGTCCGCCCACGTCGGTTGCGGCTCACCTACTGTATCCACCGTGTACGTCGCTTCCCGGATGGTACACGTTGACGGGTAGAATCTGTAGAGCGCCGCCAGTAATCTCTCGTGCATGATGGGCTGGATGCTAGGCATCTCTCATCCCCTCGTTGTCTATTAGTTCGCGGAAGCTGAAGTCATTGACTACCCATTCGGCTATGTCGAAGCCTGCGCCAGCAGAAGCCAGGGCCGCCTGTTCTCGTAGCTTTGCCGCGCGCGCCAGTAGTGCCGCAGATGTAGCCGCCCCATTGGTACTCAGGTCAAGCACACGCATCACCTTCTGCACGTAGGCCTCGGAGCTAGCCATTGTCTCCAGCGCCATAGCCGCTGCGCACCGCACGTCACTGGATTCTAGCGTCAGCATGGCCGTGATTTCGTCATCGTCGAAGAAAGCGTCAGCCGCAATCCTGTCAGGTATCAGCAGGCGTACACGGCCTATATTGGTAGTGCTGGGCAAGTAAGTAAATGCCATGGCTCTACTCCTTCTTACGCTTCCGTTTCGGCTTTGCCGGTTCTCGTAGCTCTATCACGTCGGATGGGGCTGGCTGAGGACGCAGCTCTTTACGCAGCGCCCTCAGCTCTGCCAGTATCGCCGCCAGCCATTCTTGTTCCGTCGTGATCGGCCTGGGTAGCGATTTACTCATTACGGTGCAACCTGTGCATATGCGTAACGCGGATCTAGTTGGGTTCCGCCCACGCAATGGCGAACGCGATAGAATACGTTGTCGGTTGCGAAGTCGCCGCTAAAGGGAGACAGTAGTGCGCCGCCCCCAACGGCAACCTTGTCGCTGGCCTTCATGCAGATTTCCGGGGTTTCGTAACCACGGAGGAAGTCGACCTGCATCGCCTTGCCCTGCGCCTTGTCTGCGAACAGATACCACGTGGTGTCAGCGGTCGCAGTCAGATCCATAACTTCCAGGTTAGGATCGACGTGTGGCTGTATCCCCAAGCGAGGGATGATATTGGTCGTTGGGACAGGGATACCGGCACCCGCACCCACCTCAGTCCACTGCACTAGAGGCGAGTTCAGAATGGTGAGCATCTGCATTTCGAGAGAGGTGGGGACTACCAGGTGCACACCACGGATACCAAGCGGCCTGCCGTTCACGTCCGTCTGTAGCGCCATGAGCGCCATGGTCGCCTGTAGGTTCGCGACGGTGAGAGGCAGTACGCCCGTGTTGGTCACGTTCTGGCCGTCCACGTCAGCGATCGGAGCGCCGAACAGGGCAACGTTAGGCCCAGCAGCGCTACAGTAAGTACCGGTCGCTTCCCACGCTTCGGTCTGAATGGCCGCCTGTGCGAACCTCTCCGGCATATCATCGAAGGCATTGAGAATGTCGTTTACCGTGGCCTCCCAGCTTATGTCGAACTGCCGCCCGTACTTGTAGACCTGACGGTGGTAGTGCGCATTTGACACGGGGGCGACGTGATATTCGCCCTTTTCGGTCACGCGTGGCAGTCTGGTGTCATTGCCTTGCACCTTGTGCATTTCGGCTTGGTTGAAATTTGGCAATGTCCCCGTCGGAACCCACTTTCGCCAGTCGGGAACTGCCGCCCGATATGCCGCCAGGATTTCACGCTCGGTGATGAAGCCGAACAGGTTGGGGAAGTCGCTGGTGGTGATGACCTCTCGCAATTCGTATTCCCATCGGTGAAGCGGCAAGCGTCGGTCGTTATTCATCAGCCCCAGCAACTTGGCCGCTGCCGACTCATTGATTCGACGTGCAGAGATGGGTGTATAGCTCTCCCAGCTTTCCATCAATTCCATTATCTCAGGCATTGTTACCCTCCGTTTCTTTCTTGGCGGCTTCGATTGCCGCCTCGGTTTGAATATCGATTCGTACTCGCTCGCTTTCGCGCATAGCGCCCTCAAGCTCGGCCAACTCTATGTCGATCTCATCTATCCGCTTCTGGCAATGCATCCGTTCATAGGCCAAGACACCGATCCGAACCTTATAGCCGGCTTGTCGCTTCAGGCGCTCTTGTTCTAACATGCGGCCCTCCTTACGGGGCATTGCTCAGTCCGAGGTAGAGCACCTCGCCGTCCACGATCACTCGCAGGGAGCGGGTCAGTCCGGCTACCCACGCATTGTGCGCCTGATTCTGTGTTGCACTCAGGCCCGCGAAGCTGAACACGTTTTGCGCTGTGGCCTTACCGGTTGCGTCGCCGTCGTTGACGAACCTGTGGATACTGTGCTCTGTAGCCGTAGCATAGTTCGTAGCATCTCCCGCGGCGAACAGCTCCGACATAGCGCCCGCGATAGAAGCCGCAGCGGGTGCGTCCTTCGCCATATACGTACCGCGAAGGCCGACGCCCAGGCCGGTCAGTACGCCATCGGTATCAAACTCGAGTCCGAAGTGGCCACCGTCTACCGTTCCAGGGCAGGTTGCGTTGACCATAGCGCGGCCACGAATCGCATCTCCCCAGGAGGCGTCTTCCGTAAGCTCCATGTTCAGGTAGATACCGCGATGTCCGCCTATCCCTTGAGGCTCGTACCGATATTCGCGGAGGCTGTGGTTATCCTTGGTGCTGACATATGGAACCGCACCGGTGCCGACAAGCTCCTCCGCGTCATCGGGATTCCAGTGAACCTTGACAGCCACGACGCCGGTTTCGCCTGCCGCCACGTCTCCCAAGGCATAGCCGAATCGCTGGTGAGTGTTCTTGTTGCTGTTCTTGCTCAGAATGGCCGTGCTCTTGTTGATGTACAGCACGTCGCCGAGAGCGATAGCGCTGTTGCCGTCATCATCGGTTGCAGTCGCCGAGAGGAACCAAATCCCCTCAGTATCGATGGCGATAAGGTCAGTGGCTGCGGCCGCCGACTTGAACGCCACACCGACGATGTTCTGGCCCACGTTGTCGATGACCGGATCGCCCTTGTCGACGAAGCCGTCCGTGTGCGTCGGGTGAACCAGATACGACTCTTCGAGTGTGATGTGCCGACCTTCATAGGTGCTGGAGCACTCGTCTCCAGATTCCCTACCTGTTGCTAAATACAAAGCTGGCATTGTCATACCTCCTATGCTTAGTTAAAAAACAACCACCATGGAAACAACACTTGATACGCATGAACCTTGACGGCAATTAGCTCCGTTGCGCCCGAGGCAACCGGCCCGAGTGCGTGACCGAATGGCGGATACGTGAAGTCATCACCAATGGCCGCCGTTACCGGATCGATATAGACCATGTCACCAACCCAGATCGCGCCCATTCCTTGCAGATTAGATGTCACGCTGAGATACCAAACGCCCTCAGTCTCGATGGTTATCACGTCGTTTGTGCTACTTGCGCTGTTGAGCGCGATTCCCACGAGACTCCAACCTGCCAGCACCGGATCACCTTTGTTCACGAGACCGTCAGCATGTGCTGGATGAACGAGCAGGTCTTCGTAGATATTGACGTGCCGCCCCTCTAGCGTCGAGGATATTTCATCCCCCTCATGCTGATACGTCGCGTCGTATGGTGTCCGCTGTTCTGCGCCTTCGCCATGTGGATCTTCCGGGCCTACCATGCGTACCCCCTACTTAGCGGCTCTGTGCCGCCAGATCGGAGAGCCTCTCGGCCTCCTCTACACTCATACCGCGTCGCAAGTACATCTTTTTGAACGACTCCTTGAGCTGCACCCCCCCATCCACCGGAGGCTTGCCACCCATACCCACGATCCTGCCCGACTCCGATACCGCTGCCAGATATTCCCGCTC